TAGAAGCCTTCTGATCTTTTCGAGGTCTTCTGCTGGCCAAGCCCAGCCGTGAGCGGGCTTCTCTTCTTGGGCGGAGCGGAGTTTCTTGCGGAGGTCCGCCGGTTTCTTGCGGAGCTCCTCCGCCAGCTGGGCGAGCGTGACAAGGTCTCCCTCCGGAGCAGCTCGAGGTTTCCTCTCCGGCTTAGACTTCGGAGTTGTCTCCGGCTGCGGGGGCGGCTGGTCGGGCAGAACGCCTCTGATGCGACATATCTGCTCGTGGTAGGGTGTGGGTATCTCCCATTCGGTCTCCTTGCCCTTGGGCTGATACTCCAGGGCCAGCTCGAGGTCTCCTTTGAGCCGTATCCCATCATCGGTGAGTATTGTCCGCTCGTCGAGCCATTTATAGGTCCGACCCTCGAGTAGGACGGCGACGAACTTGTGGAGAGCGTAGAGCTGACAGAAGGTGAAGTGGTGATTGGCGGCCGTGAGGCCGAACTTGGGCGGACGAGTGGGCGAGGAGGGGAAGGGTTCAGGCAGGCCCAGGCGGGTGTTCATCGAGACGACCATCTGTGAATTCCTTTCTAGCAGGGTGGTGAGAGACCATAGTCCTCTTGTCTTCATTTCGTTAATAGCTGTCTCCTCTTCCGGCTCAGGTATTCTCCAAAGACCGGCTCTGATGAAGACTCTGGGGGCAAAGGTGTGGGGGTCCTTGCAGAACCGGCGACCCGAGTTCAGCTTGACCGATAGCCGGATTAGGCGATTCCACTCTTCCATGGGAGCTAGTCTATAGGAGGTTTGGTCGAGCCTCAATAGGATTGACTGACCCCCCTCCCTATGATAAAAATGCAGAAGATCGGCTGCTTGGAGGGGGGGCATGGCTTGGTTTCTAGCCCGGATCAGGGCCCGCATTCAGGAAACTGCGGAGCATCTGGGTGCCTACTACCCCGTGGTGGAACGGGTGACTCGGCCTGGACGTAAGCGCAAACCCGTGGTGTCGCGAGTTCCGGTACTGCCGGGGACTCTGATCGTTGACCTGGAGTGGTATTATGAGGCTTTGTCGCTTCCAAACGTCCGAGGATCGGTCAAGGTCAACAAAAAACTGCTCATTTTGGGGGGAGATGACATGGAAAGACTCCATCAGATCGAGGAGGAGAATCGCATCAGGCCGCTGTTAGACCGGCCCAAGCCGGAGCTCATATTTAACAATGGAGATGAAGTAAAGGTCATAACTGGTTGTTTTATTGGGCAATTAGGCGTGATTGACTGTAGGGTTGACCGGTTCTCCTACCAGGTATTGATCCAGAGAGCCAACCTGCCCATGATTTTTAATAGTTGCCTTTTGGCGCACCACTAGTTATATAACGGCACTGAGGAGTGATCCTGGAGCGTCCACTTCGACGAGCTTCGGCTCCCGACTAGTTAAACTGCCATGCCATGGGTTTTTATGGTCGACGTAGCGGCTATCCGTGCTAAGGTCCGAGGCGCGCGAGCAACCTGAAGGCGTCCGAGATGCTGGCGGTGCTGGAGTGCAAGTTCTGCAAATCATGTCCTACCTTCCGGATAATAGATAATGGGTCACCGCCCGGCACGCGTCAAGGCGAAGAAGGAGAAGTTCCTCGAGGTGCTTCGAGCGACCTGCAATGTGTCGGAATCCGCCATTGCAGCGAGGATTCGGAGGCGCCAGGCCTACCAGTGGCGAGATAAGGACGAGGAGTTCCGGGCTGCGTGGGATGATGCCGAACAGGAGGCTACCGACGCCCTGGAGCGTGAGGCCTGGCGTCGGGCTGTCGAGGGGGTCGACAAGCCTGTCACGTTCAAGGGCGAAATCACCGACACCTATAAGGAGTACTCCGATCGGCTGCTGGAGATGCTGCTCCGAGGTCATCGCCCCCACAAATACAAAGATCGAGTGTCGGCCGAGGTCTCTGGTCCCGGCGGTGGTCCGATCCAGACAGAGGATATGAGTGCCCGTGACATTATCGCTTCTGAGCTCGCTCGCCTCGCTGCCCGAAAGGGACCGCCAGAAGATACTGGCGAGGCTGAGTGATGCACAGCTCGAGGAGCTACGCTGGGACTGGCAGGCATGGGGAAGGCCCAATCAGCTACCGCCTTCGGGGAACTGGCTGACGTGGCTGGTGCTCGCTGGCCGAGGCTACGGCAAGACTCGGGCAGGTTGCGAATGGGTGAGGTCCATAGTCTGCGGCAAGACTCCTTTGGCAGCGGGCTCACACCACCGCATCGCCCTTGTCGCGGAGACCGCGGCTGACGCGCGGGATGTTCTGGTCGAGGGCAAGAGCGGCATCTTGTCGATCCACCCTTCGGACTTTCGACCATTGTTCGAGCCGTCTAAGCGCCGTCTGACCTGGCCGAACGGGGCGATAGCGACACTCTACAACGGTACTGAGCCGGACCAGCTTAGAGGTCCGCAGCACGACGCCGCACTCGTTGACGAGATGGCCAAGTATGCCCATGCCCGAGAGGCTTGGGACATGCTGCAGTTTGGTCTTCGACTCGGGAACAACCCGCGTCAGATGATCACGACGACTCCGCGACCGATTCCGGTTCTGAAAGAGATCATGGCAGCGCCGAGCACTGTAGTCACGCGAGGCTCGACCTACGAGAACCTGGAGAACTTGGCGAAGTCCTACTCAGCTATCGTTGCTCGTTATGAGGGTACTCGGCTGGGTCGGCAAGAGCTCAACGCAGAAATCCTCGACGACCTGCCCGGCGCGTTGTGGACCCGGGAAATGCTCGATAAGGCCCGCACTCGGGGAGTTGTCCCGGACCTTCAACGCATCGTGGTTTCCATCGACCCTTCGGGCACCGCTGGGACTGAAGACGACGGGGACAGCATCGGAATCATCGTCGCTGGGCGGGACGTAAACGGCCAGGCCCATGTGCTCGCCGACCGGACCTGCAAACTGTCTCCGGCCAGCTGGGGCCGCCGCGCTGTCGAGGCCTACCAAGAGTTCAAGGCTGACCGGATCATCGCCGAGCGGAACTTCGGCGGCGCCATGGTGCGCCACGTCATCGAGACTACCAATCCGAAGGTGGCCTACGAAGAAGTCACTGCGAGCCGGGGGAAGGTGATTCGCGCCGAGCCCGTCGCGGCCCTATATGAGCAAGGCCGCGTGAGCCACCATGGACTCTTTCCGGAGCTAGAAGACCAGATGTGTCAATTCTCCAGCACCGGGTACATCGGCGAGGGGTCTCCAGACCGCGTTGACGCTCTGGTCTGGGCGATCACCGACTTGATGCTCGGGGAGACCACGATAGAATCTGCGGAGCTGCTACTGTGACCGTTGCCACCCCGACAGCCGCCAGGCTCCTCATGGAGGAGAAGCGCAGATTGCCCTCGACCCTGATGGGAGGGACAACAGCGATGCGTGGGGCGGGGAAGATGTACCTGCCCCAGGAGCCTTCGGAAACGGCAAAAGCCTACGCGATCCGGTTGCAGCGCTCGTTTCTCTTCAACGGCTATCGTAAGACTGTGCACGACATGGCCGGCAAGGTGTTCTCAAAGGCCATCGTTGTGGCCGATGATATGCCTGAAGAACTAGCCTTGTATGCGGAGAACATCGATCTCGCTGGGCGGAACATCGACACTTTCGGCTTTGGGGTGTTCCTGGATGCACTGTCGAACGGGGTCACATACCTCCTCGTCGATATGGACAAACCAGTTCTCCGCGCGGATGGGACCATCGCCACACTGACCCTCGCGCAGAGCCGACAGCAGAATCGCCGGCCCTGGGTCGTCCACGTGCAGGCGCAGCAAGTACTTGGTTGGCGCTCCGGGGTGATCGCCGGGGTCGAGACGCTGACGCAGTTCAGATTCAAGGAGACAGTCAGGGAGCAGACCGACGAGTACGGAGAGAAGGCTATCTCCCAAGTTCGAGTTCTGCGCCGCGAGGGCGACACTATCTCGTGGGAGGTGCACCGGGAGTCCCCCGAGGTACCCGGTATGTGGGCCAAGATTGACGAGGGGCCTTTAACTATCGACGAGATACCCGTTATTCCGGTCTATTTCAATCGGACCGGTTTCATGATGGGCGAGCCGCCGCTCTCAGATCTTGCTGAAGTGAACTTGTCCCACTGGCAGTCGCAGAGCGATCAACGGAACATTCTCCATGTGGCGCGGGTGCCCATCCTGTTCGGCGCAGGGTTCGACGCTAAGACGGGCAAGCTGGAGGTGGGTGCTCAACGAATGCTGACGAGCTCAGACCCGAATGCGAAGCTGGCCTATGTCGAGCATTCTGGCGCTGCTATCGAATCGGGCCGGAACGACTTGAAAGACCTCGAGTTCCAGATGCAGGTGATGGGCCTGGAGCTGCTGATTCCGAAGCCCGGAGGTCAGTCGGCAACTGGAGAAATCATCGACGCCACCAAGATGAACACCCCGCTCGCGATGATGGCGATGGCGCTGAAGGATGCGCTGGAGCAGATGTTTGTTCTGATGGCCAAGTTCGTCGGTAAGGCCGACTTCGCCGGTTCTCTAACAATCAACACCGATTTCGGCGTGTCGTTGCGCGGGGCGCAGGATACCCAGGACTTGCTCCAGATGGTGAAGGAAGGGATCATTTCGCGCACCACCTTCATCGACGAGATGAAGCGGCGGGCGGTGCTGTCGGAAGACGTAAACGCAGAGGAGGAGGCCGAGCGCGCCCTCAACGAGATGACGCCGCCGGAAGACGACGAGGAGCCGGAAATTCCAGACAACATCGTGAGACTACCAAGCAACCCGCAAGGGTAGACCGGGGCGGATGCCCCAAGGAACGAGGCGGATGCCTCAACAGGAGTGAGTGATGAAACTGAAACTCGACGAACAGGGCCACGTGGTGGTGGTCGATGGCAAGCCGGTGTATGTATCGGACGACGGCAAAGAGGTCGCCTTCGATGCGCCGGGTACTGTGGCCACTATCAATCGCCTGAACAGCGAAGCGAAGGGGCACCGCGAGGCGAAGGAGGCGGCTGAGACAAAGCTGAAGGCCTTCGACGGCATCGAGGATCCGGCTGCGGCCAGGAAGGCCATCGAGACCCTGAAGAACCTGGACCACAAGAAGCTGGTGGATGCCGGCGAGGTCGAGAAGGTCAAGTCGGAGGTCGCCAAGGTCTACGAGGAGCGGATTGGTGTGCTCACCGAGGAGAACGACGGTCTGAAGTCGACGCTTCATGGTGAGATGATCGGCGGCTCGTTTGCCCGGTCGAAGTTCATCGCCGAGAAGGCTGCAATCCCGGCGGATCTGGTGCAGGCGAAGTTCGGCTCGCAGTTCAAGATCGAGGACGGCAAGATCGCCGCCTACGATCAGAGCGGCAATCGGGTCTATTCGCGTTCGAAGCCGGGCGAGATTGCCCCGTTCGACGAGGCGCTCGAGATCATCGTCGATGGTTACGCCCACAAGGACCAGATTCTGAAGGGCGCGAATGGGGGCGGCGGAGGTACGCGGGGCAGCAGCGGCGGTGCCGGCAAGACCATGACGCGGGCGACTTTCGAGGGACTGCGCCCCATGGAACAGCAGACTGCAATGAAGGACAAGGTCCAGATCGTGGACTGACAGACCGCCCCTGGATGGGGGCAAAGGAAGGGCCGGATAGCCCAGCAACTGCGCATTCGCGCCTGACTTTAAACCCAATCAAGGAACCATGACATGCCCAACACGCTAACGAACCTGATCCCCG